CCTCAATGACTGACCTGTTGCGCCAGTGCTTGCCGCCAAGCGCCCACAGGAACGGCTGGAACATACTGTCCTTACCAGCGCCTTCATCGCCGCCAATCAGGATGGCATGGTTAATCTTGACGCTAGGATGCTGTATCTTGAACGCCATAGCGTCAAGGATGTGGTCTAACTCGACATCATCCGCCACCAGACTGCGGCAATGCTCTAGCCAAGGCTCGACATCATGGTCTGCAATCTTGTCGCTGCCCGACACATCAGGCCGTCCGTCTGTCCAGCGATTGCCGTAGACAAGCCCGTCACGCGTCACCAGCACGTCATCGCCAGCGGCGAACGTCACAGCCGACAGCGCAGGGGCGCCGCGATCCTGACGGCGCTCATCAAAATAGATGGACGCCTGCACGCGGTTTGTCTTCTTGTGGATGGAACGGCAGTCAACGTGACGGAACAACGCGTTAAAGACGTTGCGGGCTATCTCTTGACGCGTCACCATGTCGAAATAGCTATCGTCGGACTGGATGTATGCGAAACGCTCGAACCATTCGCTTTGTTCCAGCCGTCCAGCCTCTTTTTTCTCGACCTCACGCACACGCGCTGCGGCTTCATCGGGGAACGCTTCGGTCGGCGCAATTTTCTCATACATCGACGCCAGACGTTCAGCGATTAGTTCGTCACGCAAACCCGGCGTCACCTTCGGGCCACCTTCATTGGCTACCCAATCAAGGAACGTGCGGCTGTCTAAGTCTTGGCAATGCCCATGATAGCAGCAGAACGAACGATCCAGCGGCTTGTAGCGCGCCTCGACCATGCCGTCGCTGTGTTGCTCATGGTTAGGGCAGACGATGCCGCACCAGCCGTCAGCGTTAGGATGGCTAAGGACTAGGTTGTTGTCCGCAAGCCATGTGAGGACGTTGTCAAGCCCATTGTCGCGCAACTGCACAGCTTTATATTCGGCTGTGTCGCCTTCTTCTGGGGTGACATCCAAAGCTGAACAGATTTCGCCCAGCGTGTATTCACGCTCAGGGTTGAACGATACCAGACGCGCAGGAAAGTTATTGCGCCCTTGCTTCAGGTTGACGCTGCCGGGAATACGGCAGTTGCGGACGGCGTTAGTCGCGCCGGGATCAGTGTAGCCAGCGTCCGCAATGGCCTTGATGGCAGCGCAGAAGTCGCCCTTGCGGGGCTGTTCGCTAAACGCGTAGCCCCATTGGAACGAACCTTCGCTGGTTTCCAGCACCCATGTCGGCTCAAGCGGCGGCGTCTTTGACTTAGTGCCGACATCGTCCAGCATCATAAACAACACATACTCGACGTTGCTGGACTTGGCGGCTGGCTTGCCGTCTACAAAGCGGCCAACGATGAACGAACCTGTGTTGACATACCATGCCTCGCCTTCTTTCATGCGGGTCTTTTCTGGCAGGAACGCAGGGAAGGTGGCCTTCGGCGCGCCGTCTGCGTGGAATATCATGTTGCCGTCGCTGTCATGCTGCGGCTTCTGCCGCACAACTAAAGCTGTCTCGCCGTATTCGGTGGCTAGACCAGTGACATATTCTATAAATTTAGTGCGATCCTCACTCATCGCTTGCTCCTCTATTTGCCGTATCGTTCCATTATTGCCACTTCTGCGTTCAGGGGTAAACCCGACGCCCAAGGTGGCGGCTCACACATAATCTGCACCAGCCGCGCTGCGGCGGCTTCGGCTTCATCCTCTGGCACTTCCAAGACAATTTCATCATGGATGTGCAGCACTACGTTATCCAATCGACGCAAGGCGTGGCGCAGCAAGTCGTTAGCGACAGCCTGCGTGATGTTCTCACACGCCAGACCGCGCCAGAGCCGCGCCCTAGGCCATTCCTTAGCGTCTGCGGCTGGCTTCCATGAAGCCTTGGCATAGGTCAGATTGCCTTCCTCGTCGAAACGGGCGAAAGGATAACATAACACACGTCCAGACGGAAGCGCATACCAAAGATGCAATCCATCAAATAAATATGTGACGCGGCCAATGGTAAACTCACGGCCCTTGTTCCGCATGGCGCGCATATAGGTGTCCTCAAGGCCAGACCAGTAAGGCACAGCCCACTTGTTAGCCCTGCGCCATGCGTCCACCATGCGCTTCGCGTCGCTCTCCGACATCAGCAAGCCGTAGATGCGGCCCATGCTGGCGAACGCACCGACGCCGCCTGCAAAGCCGCACGCCAACTCTTGAACCTTCCCGATCTGGCGCTGGTCTTTATCGACCTCATCATAGCTGACATGAAAGGTCGCCATAGCGTTGTGCTTGTAAACGTCCTCACCCTTGGCAAAGATGTCCAGCTTGTTCACACCAAAGATGCTGTTCGACGCCCACGGCGTCACCCGCGCTTCAATGGCAGCCCAATCGGCAACGACCAGCCGCTTGCCTTTGTCGGCCATCAGCGCAGGGCGTAGCATACCTTTCAGCACGTCCGTCACGCGGCGGCCATGCTCAGGCACGATCTGGTGCCCGCGCACCATAGCCTGCCGCACTAATGCAGGGTCGGCGGCGCACTTTCTTGGGAAGTTGTGGACCTGAAGCCCAAATGATGAAGCGCGGCCAGTAGCACTGCCTCCTGCAAATACAAATGCTCCTCTAACTCGAAAATCTTCCTCATCAGCAAGCGCCGCGGCACGCTGGAATTTTGCCACGGACGATGCCCAGAGATCGTCCGCGCACTGGATGACTTCTGCAACTTCCGCCGGAACTTCATCAGGGTTTTCCTCCGCCAGCACGAGTAGGTTAGCGCGCACGTTCTTGTCAATGGACAGCTTCTCAACGCCATCCTTCATCACAGTTGCCACGGCCACGGCCTGCGGCCCTACCCTGTCCAGCACCCACGCCTTCATCTTGGGGCTGCGGACGGACTTAATCTCGCCGTGCGTCACCTCTGCGACGATGTCCTGTATCTCGACCATCTCTTCTTGGGCGTAACGCACAGCAGCCAGCGCCAGCGGCCTGTCGAGCAACACGCCACGGTCGTTGATACGTTCATTGGTGTGATAGTCGGCCAACTCTTCAGCAGACAGCGGACGCTGCGCCTGCGCGATGGCGCGCATGGCCCGAACGTCCTGTTCGCAATAGTCAACCATCTCCTGCATCAGCGTCGCGTCCTCGCGGAACGTGCCGTCTGATTGCGGGATGGACAGCAAGCGGATCAGTTGACCGCCGCGATGGTCTTTCTTCATGGTCGCGCCAGCGAAGCGGCCCACATCCTCAAGGCTGCCCGGCGCGCAGTTAGCGCGGGCTTGCGCTGCGGTGCAGTAGAACTGCTCCAGCTTGAAATCGACCTGAAGGACATACCAGAATATCAGGCGCTCGAACGCTGCGTTGTGCGCGTACACCAGCCCCTTGTGGTCTTTGACGGCTTGCGGGAAAGGCTCACTTGGTAGCCACGTCCGCACGTCTTCGTCATCAAATGCGTAGGACATGCACAGCACGTCGGTGCTGGCGTCCTGCGCGTAATTATACACGCCGCGGCTGCGAAGGTCGCAACGGCTGCGCGTCTCAAAGTCAACCCATAATTTAGACATAGAAGTTCTCACTCTTCTGCTACTCGCCGGGGTGGTGGATCACCCCGGCTTTCGCACCCCTTAAACTACGCGACGACGACGACGCGCACCTTCAGCGGCTTCAGGTTCAGCGGCGACTTCCAACTCCGCATCCTCTGTCTCTTCAACTGCATTTGCGTCCATCGACACCCAATCGGTGATGTCAAAGATAGGCGTATAGATGCGGCCATAGGTCTTGTGCTGGTAATGCTCTGACGACAGCGAGAGCAACGGCACAGGCTTAGTCTGGTCCTTGTCCACCTGATCGGCGATGGCAACAGCCAATGCCTGCACAGCGCGCTTGCCGCCGACTGATGTAGCCGTGAAGCGCGCCTGCATGTCCTTGTCTTCGCCGTTGGTGCAGACCAGCATCATGCCGACTTGCATTTCCCAACCGCGCGTTGCGCCTGATGGCGCTGGCTCTAACTCTGGCAGCGGCTCTGACACCGGCACCAGCTTTTCAGCCAGCACTTCGCCGTTGCCCCATGCGATGTAGCCATGAACGAACGAAAACGGATTAGCGGCCCACAGGCTGCCGTCTTCAACTTCGGTCTGGTCTGCACCGAAAACCCAATGGCCTGTCTTGTCCATCTTTAGGATGACTGTGCCGCCCGGCGCAACTTCCGATTGGATAGAACGCAAAGCGCCAGAGAGAGACTGAACGGACGGCAAGTTAGCGCCGCCAAAAGTAGTGATATTCGACATTGTATTGTACCTTTTCTGTTACTGGATTTTAGACATAGCTTTGGTAAGCGTCTGTCCGATTTGCAAAACCGCTGGCCGAGGATCATTCTCCGGCGCAAGGGTAGAGCCTGTTGAGACGGCGACAACTAAGTCCGCCGGCAATTCTATCTTGGCTTTCTTCAAAGCCTTTTCCGCTTGGGCTGGTGACAGCGGCTTGGGGTCACCCCATGCTTCTACACCAACGCCTGTCAGGAAGGCTACAGCCTTATCCTCATTTGTCCACTGTCTTGTGGCGCGTTTGTTGACCAGCTTCCAGCCGGGCACTTTGCGCCCCTCTTCCAGAAGCCCGTGCGCCATCTGCTGCAAATCCTTGATGAACGCCTCAATCAGCGGCGCCTGTTCCAGATAATGTGCAATCTGGTCTACCGGCAGCGCGTCCATCTTGGCTTTCAGTGCGCGGTCTACAGCGCCTGTCATCACAGGACAAATGGGCTTGGCCGCGCACCACTTGCAATGGTCGCCTGACGCCAACGGCGCGTCTGGGCGCATGGCAATCTTAACGGCGGCGGCAAGTTCTTTCTCGAACGCGTCAACGCGTGCAAGGTCAGTCACCCACCGCTTGACGAACGGTGGTTGTACAATGATTAGTTCGACTTCTTTTGCGCCCTCGAAAGCCCAAGCCGTATCCGCCGTGCGTTTAGCCGCCGCAGCGTAGAAGAGTAGCTGGCTGTTTTCCTCGACTTCGACAGCCACGCCATCGCCAAACTTCCAATCCAGAACGACCGCTCGATCACCAAGGCGACCAAGAAGATCGGTAGAACCAAAAACGTCAGGCAGAAAATCACCAAAACCAACCCGGCTTTCAACCGCATATTCCATCTCCCCCTTGGGGTCTATCTCGTCCAGCGCACGCAGCGCCGGTATCAGCTTGTCATCGACCAGTGCTTCAGTCAGCACGGTCTTCTCATAGGTCGTGCCGACCATGCTGTACGGATCAAGGTCACGCTCTAATATGGTGGCTATAGTGTCATGCAGGAGCGTGCCTTCGTCGGCGTAGCTGCTGCTGGGCTTTGGCGGCACGGTGTCCACCAGCGCCACGCTGCCGGGGCAGGCGATGACGCGTTTGGCGGTAGAGCCGCCGACTATCTTACTATGCTGCATACTGAACCTTCCTTTACTGTTTGAGTAGCCGGTATACTCTGCAACATTTTTTAATGCAATGCTTGAAATGCAAAAAATTTTGGAGTAGCGTTTTGGCATGACTGAGAAAGAGATAGAGCGGTACTTCTGTAAACGTGTGCGGGCAGCCGGCGGTTTCGCCTATAAGTTCCGCAGCGTTACGCAGATTGGTGTGGCCGACCGCATAGCATGTATGCCCAACGGCGAGGCTTGGTTCGTGGAACTGAAGCAGCCTAACGGTCGGCTGTCTGCGTTGCAGCGTATCTTTTCTGATGAGATGGCACACACCAAGCAGCATTACGCCTGCCTGTGGTCAGTAGAGGATGTGGACGCATGGCTCAAACGCTTCAGCTAAGGCCGTACCAACAGCAGGCGGCGACGTTCCTGTACGAACGCGACCGCGCCATGATCCTTGCGCCTGTTGGCGCGGGCAAGACTGCCATTACCTTGACGGCGATGGATGAGATGCTGCGCGACGGCCATGTCAAACGCTGGCTGGTGGTAGCGCCGAAGCGCGTCTGCACGGATGTGTGGCCGGTGGAAGCGCCGAAATGGTCTGGCGTCGCTCCTGCGCTGGCTGTCGGCACGCCAGCGCAAAGGGTGGATGCGTTGCGGAGCGACGCCAGTGTGGTCGTCATTAACTATGACAACCTAGATAAGCTAGAGGATTTATCGGGCTTCGACGGAATTGTATTCGACGAACTGACGCGGCTGAAGAACCCTAGCGGCAAACGCTTCAAGTCGCTGGAAAAGCTGCTGGCTAACGTCAAGGTGCGCTGGGGTCTGACCGGATCGTTCACGTCGAACGGCCTTGAGGATGTCTTCGGCCAGTGCAAGATCATCGACCAAGGGCTGCTGGGCCGCGCCAAGGGTGCGTTCATGCAACAGTATTTCATCTGCATCAACCGCGACTTCGGCCAATGGGTTCCGGCAGCCGGTGGGTTGGAGCAAGTCATGGCGCGGATCAAACCGGCGACGTTCGTGCTGGAGCCGGGCGAATATAAGGACAAGCTGCCGCCGTGCCATGTCACGGAGGTGCGCGTCGCGCTGGATGACCGCAAGCCATACGAAAAGATGAAACGTGAGTATGTCGTGCGCTTCGGCGATGACCAGATCGTAGCGCAGAACGCAGCGTCGGTGACGACCAAGCTGCAACAGATGGCGTCAGGCTTCGTCTACAACCGCGACGCAGGCACGCCGTCCATCTGGTTCAGCAGCCACAAGTTCGACCGGCTGGAAGAGTTGCTGGCGGAGAACCAGCGGGCCAACACTATAGTCGCGTACACCTATCAGGAAGAGTTGGCGGAACTGAAGCGCCGCTTCCCGCACGCGCAGACAATGGACGACGACAATGTCATCGAACGCTGGAACCGCGGTGAGGTCGAGTTGCTGCTGGCGCATCCTAAGTCCGCAGGGCATGGCCTAAACCTACAGCATGGCGGATGCCACATGGTGTTCCTGTCGCTGCCGTGGTCGCTGGAACTTTACGAACAGACGGTCGGACGCCTGCACCGCAGCGGTCAGACCAAGGATGTCTGGGTCTATGTAATGCTGACTGAAAAGAGTATTGACGAACGCATATGGGCGGCGCTGCACGACAAGCGTGCGGTGTCCGACATAGCCTTAGAGGAATTGAAAAATGCGATCTAAGTTTTTCCCTTACGTCTGCCGGTATGTTAATGCCGAAGGCGCGTGGCTGGCCGGCTATTATGATAAGGACGCCGCCGACCGACCACCAGCGATGATGATCAAAGGCGCCGGAATTAAAGAAGGCGACCAAATCTCCATCTCGTATCTTGAACAGCCCGCAACGGCTAGGCAGATTGTAGGACTTGACAAATGAGTAAACTGAACTGGCGGTCGATGATTGCCGTGCTGTCCGACCTTACGGAAGGCGAACTAAAGGATGCGCTGGACGCGGAACTGAAGACGCACAAGCGCCCGGCCATCGCCCGGCGGTTGCATCAGCGTTACTCTGCGATGCGGACGGCGCGCGAACGCGGCGAGATTATGATGAGGCTAAAGAAATGAACGAGAATAATCCGTGGATTTGCGTACATGGGCATGACAGCCGAAAAATCATATGCACTGTCTGCGGTTTGCTGCCATCATATATTCGACCAGAATATAATTACGAATATGAAAGACCTAAGAAAATGACAGACCATGCAGCGGCGACCGCTGAAGCATTGGAAAAGGTGATTGCCATGCTAAAGGCAGGGCAATCACCTGAAGACTTAGGCCCGATGGTTATACTGATCGGGCGTATGATGGCTAGGCGAACCTAAGCTAGATATTGCGACAGCGCCGTAGCTGCTGCGCCGATGATGGCGAGTATGCCGGCCAGCTTGGCTTTCCAACCAAGGGCAGGCTTCGGCGCTTCTTCCATCGGCAAGATTTTACCGGCGGCTTCTTTCACGACAAGTTTTGTGATGAGGTTCTTTAAATTCATGTTACTCTCCTTACAGCCAAGAAGCATATTTCTTGGTTTTCAGTTTGCGGTCGTCGAGGCCATGTGTACCACCATTGATACGCTTTGTCAGCGCAAGGATTGCACCATCGCCGACGCCTTGGTCGCAGATGCCCCACAGCTTGTTCCGGTCGAAGAACCAAAGCGCGCTCTCGAAGCACAGTTCACCAGCCACAAGGTCAGGGTTGTCCATGACTTCAGGGCGGTTGATGTAGTTGGCGAAGGCTTGATAGTTGTCCTTGCCGGTAAGCTGGAGCGCGCCACGCCCGCGGAATTTCCAACCATCGCCGCTGCTCTCAGGGCCATTACCCATGCGGTTGGCGTAGACGCGGTTGGCAATTTTCATCGGCTGGCGTTCGTAAGCGCGGGCCAATGCATCGGTCGGGAAGTACTTACCAAAGATGCCGCGCAAACCCTTAGCGCCGTAGTTTAGGTTCTCGCTGAACGCCTTGAAGCCACCTGACTCATGCGCCGTTTGAGCAAAGAAATGTGCAGCCCGATCAGGTGATAGTTTATAAAAAGCCGCAGCCGCCTTAAATGTACCCGGACCGAACGCACCATCTGCCGTCACCCCTATCTTTTTCTGTAGATTTACAAGGCTCATTTGCCAGCACTCCGCCAATCAGGAAAGTCATTTTCGTCAACCACGCCGTCGCCATTGGCGTCGTAGCGCAAGTCGTTGCGGTACTTTTCCCACGGGGCCATGTCATCGTCATCGTCTTCTTCAGGCTCGTCAATGAAGACTGTGGCCTGCGGATCGTCGTATACCTTCGGCGCCATCGCTGGCGTTAGATCGAGTGGCACGCCTTCAGGTACATATTCTGGCGCTTCTGGCGCAGGGTCGGCGTCACGCGCATTGGCGTTGAGGCTCAAGCCGCCGAGCAGCCCGACAAGCGCACCGATGATGGTCTGAAACGCAGGGTTAATCATCTCAAGGACGGCAGTGCTGTCCACGACATCGTTAGGCACGAACATGCCGACGACCAGCGCCAGCACGACGACAAGGATAACTGCCGACAGCGTGACGATTGCCACGCGCACGACAAACTCAACGGTGTCGTTGACGCCGTCGTGCTTGCTCTCAAAACTATTCAGGAAGCTCATCTTCTTCGTCCTTCTTCTTTTGCATAGCGCCGCTGCCCTGCCCCGCCATAAGTCCTGCCAACGCCCCGACAATGAACGTCGCTATCGGGTTAATCAACTTGAAAAACTCAGCGTCGTTAGGGGACTGCCCCTCCATCGGCTGCGACACAAACACCAACGAGTATAGCACGGTCGCCACGATGAACGTCAGCGTCAGCGACAGGACGATCCCGACGATGAACCGCAGCAGTTCCTCCGGCGTCCATTCACTTCTTGGCTTCATCTTCTTCACCTGTATTGATTAGCCATTCGGTGCAGTAGCCCATAGCGATGCACCGCGGCTTCTTGCAGAGTTCGTCTTCCCAATTCGCAGGGTCTTGACAATCGTAGCGGTAGCGGTCTTCGCAGCCAGCAAGCACCAGCGCCGCCAGTAGTAGACTGACTATACGCATACGCCCTCTAGCCGGCCTTTTGCAGCACGTTCATAAGTATGCCGACCAGCAATACGATGATTGTGCCGGCGGAAGTCATGCCGACTTTCTCAATCCGCTTCATCCGCGCGCAGATACTCTCGTACCGGAACGCGCAGACCTGTTCGTGCGTGTTAAGTTGCGCTTGTGTTTCGTCGATAGTAGCCATTGTTAGCGTCTCATGGAGTTAAGGTTTTGAAACCGTTTATCTTTAGGTATCCTGCCGTATATCGGTACGGCGTACCCTTCAGAAAAATCTACATCTACCAGCGGTTCGCCGGTTTCAGGATCAAAGTCAGGGAACTTAAACTCTTCGCCCAGCGTCTGCGGCGTGATGCCTGCCACACCTGTCTGCACCACGGCTTGCTGTCTGGCGGCAGACGGCGCCTGCGAACCATACAAAAGTTTGTTTACATATTCTTCAGCGGGGCGCACTCGTAACAACTCGCCCGCTTGGCGCGGAGACGCCAACGCAGGAACTAAGTTACGCATGGTGTTCTCCGATGCTTTTTGCGCCGCCCGCACACCAAATTCTTGCGCCGCGATGCCGCCGCCGTAAACGTGCGGTAGACCACCCAATACACGGGCGCCTGCCGTGAAGACGTTTGGCACGGTCGGCTCCAACATACCGCCGACATTAGTTGTAACGCCTTGCTTAAACGAAAGACGCTGCGACTGAGGTAAATCCTCAAGGCCCGTCTGCGACACGGCACGTTGCGCTTCAATATCGCGGCCCAGCTTATTAGCCGTAGCTAAATCCGCGCCCTGCATTTCTACGTTGATATCGAATCGACCCGGACCTAACTTGCTTTCGACAAAGTCGGGGTCTTCGCCAGCCATTACTTTGGCAAATCTTGCTTCAGGTAGCTTGGTAAGTTCACGCTGAAGCTGTTGGCGCTCGATACCTTTCATGCCTTCGGCAAAGGTATTCAGGTAGTTTTTCCAACCCACGCCGCCTGCCGCTTCAATGGCTTCATCGATTGGCTTTTGTGCGGCTGCGATAAGTTGAGATGTCCCCGCACGTAATGCTTTAGGGTCGGTCGTGCCTAAGATGCTGGACACAAACGCGCCCATTTCGCGGCGTGCCAAGTTAATTCCTTGGGCGTCAATGACGCCACCAAACTTAGCTGCGCGGCGCTCCAGATTGTTTGCGAACTCCGACAATATTTTAAAACGATCAGGGCTGACAAACTGCGCCTTATCCGCTTCTGCGCGTAAGTTAGTTACGACCTGTGAAATATCCAGCGGCGCCAGACCTTGCGCGCGCAAGTTAGCCGCGACTTCTTCTGCTGATCGGGCGTCTTCCAGATACTGACTTATACGAGCATCAAAGTTCGGGTCATTCATATACCGCGCTGCTGAGTCCAGTTCAGATTGCAACGCGGATCGCGCGCGGGCAGCGGCTTGCTCAGATGGAATGATTTGTGTGCGCCCAATATCGGCAGCGCCTAACGCTCGTTCGCGCATCGGACCTGTTACATCCTGCAACGCCCTTTTAGTTTCCGCTATGTTGCTAACAGCTTCTGTTTGCGTTCCGCCGCCGCTGATAACTTCACGCATACGTTTTTGTCCCGCGGCGCGCTGTTTCGCTACGCGGAGAAGCGGGGCTGCTTCGGTGCTTGCACTAGCAATCTGGGTAGCCGCAGCCAGTTCAGGTGTGAGCAACCCCCGCGACGCCAGAAACTCAGCCGTGTTGGCTTTGATATTCTTCGGTGCGTTTCGCAGTGCCTTTTCAATTTTGGTTGCGTTTTGGTCAATTACCTCACGCAAGATTTCAGCAGCGCGGACGGCGCCAGCGCGGCCAGCTAGGACATCATATGTTTTACCTGCGCCAAACTTGAGCATGTGGCCGAGGACAGGCACAGTAGCGCCAGCCAACGCTGCATCTGTCAAATCTTGATCGGTAGCAGCGGCAGCTATAAGGCTTGAAATAGAACCGCCAGCAGCACGAAGCCCGACACGCGCTTTGCGTGATCCGGCTATAATCTTACCTTCTTTTACTGCCGCCTTAGTTGGTTTAGCTACCCGCGTGCCGCCAGACGTTACGGCCCTGCCTACTTTCTCTACTACACCGCCTAACCGTGGCGCGACTTTGGTAAGCGCCCTGCCACCAAGCTGCGTAACAGCGCCGCCGCCCATCGTAAGCGGGATTGTTCCGGCAATTTCACCGCCGAGTTTGCCGCCAGCAAAGGTCATGGGGTTGGCCTGTTGCCGTTCAGCAGCAAATTGCGCTAACCGTTTTTCAATAGCGGCTTCTCTAGCTTTGTATTTTGGCCCCTTTGCGTAGCTAAACGGGTCAAGATAAGACAGCGTCTCAGCAATCGGTTTCAGCCCGCGCTCAACCCCGGATACAGCAGACGCAATCTTACTACCAGTGGCGCGCAGCGCACTTTTCTCGTCCGCACGCTGTTTCGCTTGCTGCCGTGTGTAACGCTCTTTAGATGTCTCGACGTTAAACCGACGCCGAATTTCAGCCTGCGTAGCAGGACTTGCACTGCGGTACTCTGGCAGCGTAGCCACACGGCGATCAAAGATAGCCTGCTTTGTAGCTGGATTAGCGTTTACGTAGTTCGGGTCTTTTAAAATATCCAGCGCGCTAGACATACTATTAATCCCTTAGAAGCGGGTTATTGCGGTCCACCTTAGTTGACGTGCGCCTTTGGGGTAGGTCTTTTGTACTGAGGTACCGGTCTGAAACCTTTGGTACTGCTAGGCGCAGCTTCGGGTTTTCCTTTAGCACCTCGCCGTACACGCCGTCATATTCGCGCTGGGCGCTCTGGTATGTGCGGTACAGTTTCCGGCGCATATCTATTAACTCAGCATCAAACGTAGCTGGTTCGCCTGTTTGAATTAGTTTGCTGGCCGCTTGTTCTACGATCTTGGCGTCCTTATCGGTCGGGTTAGCGCCGACCGGCGATGCGCCAGTTTCAGTAGACTTACGCATATCAATCAACGACGTAAGCGTAGCAGTATTTTTAATCTTATCAAAAGCAGCCTGTGCGTCAGCGCGTGCGCCGGTTTGCAAAAGCCGAGGCAAATTACCTTCAATCGGACCGACAATGGAGAAACGGTTGGGGTTACGCAACAACTCGTCTATGGTGTTGATGCGATCAACTACCTCGTTGAGTATCCCTTCCGTAGCGTATTTTGCTCTTGTCGCTGTTGACTTTAGTTCGATAGCTCGTTCCGCTTGTTTAGTAGCCTTTGCAATCTCCGGCGCCATTCGCAATTCTACATCCTTGGTAGCTTGCGCTTCTACCTGTTTTTCCGCGCCGAGGCGGCCCAAAGGCACCACCGATGATCCGGGCGCTATTGGTTGATTTGGATTACGCATTTGAAGCGGTGTGCTTGTGCGTGTCTGCGCCAGTGTTTGTTCCATTGGTGGTGCGCCGCGCAGACCAGCGGTCTGCGATTGCATTGGCTCACCGCGATAGACAGCAAACTGCGACTCCGGTGTTTGCACAGGGTTAGCGCCCATCGCGCTGTCAGCCAGCGATGGTGCGTCAGCTTGCAGCGTAATGTTGGCCCGACGGAAGGAGTCTACAAGCGCCTGCTTATTCTGCGGCGGTTGTGTAGCTAAAAGCTGATCAAAGTCCACCTGCGCCATGACGCCTGTTTGGAACGCAGAGTCAACAATGCGCGACATTACTTCAGGTGTCATCTGCACTGCGCCAGCGCCACCCATATCGCTCTGGTTAAACGACACTGGCCGCGACGTAGGGCTGCCCGAAGGAATGAACGCAGGGTCCATTCCTTGATTTATGAGGTCTTGTGGCGTTGTGTTGGCGCCTTGCGTCGCACGCATTGTTACGCCGTCGCCGGCGGCGGTCACCGGTGCTGTCGGTGTCCGCGGTGCGGCAGGCGTTTCAGGCGCATCGTATACGGGCCGTTGCTCTGGGTTAAGTCCGCCAACAGTGACTGACCTAGGCGCTCCTGATGTAGAAAGTTCCAAGCTGGCAACGGGCGTTGCAATAGTTTTTTCGATTTCTTTTTCGGACGTAATCATGAGCCGGTTTCGTGTATTGCGGTCCCATGTAGACGCGGGCGGTAAAAACTTATCAAAACCCGGCACGCGGCTTACTAAGTCAGCGCGTACTGCTTCTGCCGCCGCGACATCACCTTCCGCTATATCGCCGACGGCTTCGCGGAATATACCTAACGCCTGAACTATATTATCTTGCTGCGCTTTTGTTAACGCTGGACCGTGCAACGCTGCGGCACGCGCTTCTTTAGCTGCTTCTATACCCATCGCCTGCTGCGCCAGCGCGGATTGACGCTCCGCCGCTTCCTGCTGCCGCGCCATGTTCATCATGTTTACGAACTGCGCCGTGCGCCGCGACGGATCGGGAAGCTGTGGGCTGCGCGCTTGAAGTGCTATCATTTGGTTTGCCATGGTTTATCCGTCGTATGAAGGGGGTATGTAAGGGGTTCCGCCGCCAACGCCGCCCCCGCTACCGGGCGTTCTGTTTTTATAGTACTGCATAATGGCGTTGTTCATAGGCGCGTTGGATGCGTATCCACCTATCTGACCCAACGCGTTTGTCAGCGCATTAGCAGATCCGATGTAACCAGATGCGCGGGCTTGGCCTGCGTTATAGATGTTCGACGCTTGGTTCTGGCCCATCTGTCCAGCAGCGCCAGTCATCACGTTGGTGGCGGACTGACCTGAACCCATCAGCGATTGCAGCGGATTAAGACGCGCCGACCGTTCGACCTGATAACGGTTAAATGCGTTCTGGTATTCTTGGCTGGCTAAGTCTTGGCCGAAACGCTGCACACCCTTCAAAGTGGAGCCGGACAGCAGATTGCCGCGTGCGGCTGCCGACCGCTCTAGCGCCTTCATGCCTTCCGCTTGGCGGAAAGCATAACCGGGGTCTTGCTGGAATTGATCGGTACCAAAGGCTTTCGCCATGCTGCCGTAGCCAGCGGCGGTCTTGTCGCCGCCGATGCCCAAAAGCTGCATAATCTCATTTTGCGCCGTCATCCCGCCTTGGCGAAACGGCTCTTGCAGTTCAATCTGCCGCTGGAACATGCGCTCCTGTGCAGCGTTAGCGTCCTGCGACGCTTGGACTTGCGCCCTAGACGCTTTTTTAGATGCCTTGCTGGAAATTACCGCGCCGCCAACTGCGGCTGCTGCGGTTACTGCGGCTGCGACCATGTCAATCCCCAATCCATTTCGTGTAGTAAATCTCTACAGGTTCCATTTTCAAATACTCAAACAGCCTAGATGCGTCCTTGTGCATTTTGGAGCCGTAGAACATACGATGCACCCCGCGCCTTTTAGCTTCTTTTTCGACTAAACGAAAGAGTTTTACGCCGCTAAATCCACCACGCACATCTGGGTGCGTCCAAAAGATGTCCATCGTCAGCGTCAGGCACGTCTTGTAGTGAAATCCCGGCGCGATAAAACCTATGAAATATCCCACTAAACGGCCAGCTTCGCGCAGCGTAACCAGCAACAGTTGTCCTGCGTTGTCGCGCGCTTCGTACAGATCATACTGCGGATCAAGCGGTACTTTATCTTTGTTTAGCGCCAATTCTTCCCAGTGAAGGTCGTAGCACTCCATCAATTCTGGCAAACATTTGCTGTAAGGCTCGACTTGTGCCGTAATCATTATGCGCTCCTGATGTCCACTATGCAGACAATCCTATCATCGGCGCTGTTATTTACAACAGAATGTTTTACACGATTGTTTACCCACCACACTTCGCCGGTACAAAAACTTACCGTCTCGTCTTCGCAATGGAACAGCGCGCCGGGCAGCGATTGAAGCGCAATCTGATAGCGGGTGTAGAACTCAGCCGGTGCGCCATGATCGACGTGCGGCGTTATCTGACCGCCGGGCGGCAGCTTAGTGACGATGCAGCGGCCCAACTGCACACCATCGACGCGGCGCATAAGGTCCAGCACCAGCCGACGCAGCGACGGCAACTGTGTCCACGCAGGATACGGCACAGTCTGGATGTCGTTGATAACCGCGGTCGGGTCTTCTGGTATCTCGTTAAACCAAAGCCAGATGTCGCTGACTTCAGCATGGGCCGTGTCGGGGTGCTGCGTCCGCAGCGTGTTCTGGTTCCATAAGTCTGGCTGCGTCGCCAACTCCCGCATAACGGGAATGACGTCTATATTATCTGCCAGACAAAGAAAGTGCTGCATTAGCTAACCAGACGGCCTGACGCGCGGATGTTGATGGCGGACGCCGTGCCAGCGATTGTGCTGATGAAGCCATTGTTAGGCAGCACATGGCCGACCAGTTCAGGAAACGTATACGTCTCTGATGGCTGGAGCGTCTTGGTCTTGACAATCAAGTTGTCGTTACCGGCGCTGCCCGCAGCCGTCACAAGGTTGACGCTGATCGTCGCAGCCGACACGCTGTAGTTAGTCGCGGTAAACTTGTCGATGATTGTCTGCACGCCGTTCGACGTGTACTGCGTCGTTTGGCTGTTCTCCGCCGTCTTAGCGGGGATGATGTTACTGATTGATACGGCCATATTATGTCTCCAAAGAACTTATGTTGTCAGTCACCGTCAAAATTACCGACGGAATTGAAGGGTGAACGGCAGACGCCGCTTCAGCTAACAAAATAACAGATGTGTCGTCCACTTCCCACATTAATTCGATGTAGTCGCCAGCGTTTAGTTGGATGACGTAATTCCATGCAGCCAAAATTTCAGCGTTATTACCTTGTATGCGGATTTGACCGGCGCTGTCGGGTACGTTGACGCCGTTCTTGCGTAGCCACACCCACGCCAATGCGACGCCGCCAGCCGTCTTGTCTAGCTGCGCGGAGAACTGCACGTTGTAGACATTTGGCCGGTCAACAAAGATGCGCGACGTTGGTGTGCCGCGGGTGACGCCTTGCGACAGATCAGTGGTATTGAACGTCATGGCGTAGGCTGTGTTGATTGCTGCCGCTGTCTGTGATGTCGTGTCATAGAAAGAACCGTAGCGCGGCGACCGAAACTCTTTTGGTGGTGGCGACAGCGCCAGCGCCTGCAACTGCGATTGGATAACCGCGGTGTCGCTTTCCGTAGCAGCCGGCGGCGTGACGCCGGTGGCCTGCGCCAGACTGTTTACCTTGGCATCCACGTCAGCCGTAGCAGAACAGCAGTCAGGGGCGCTTTCGGTTGTCTGCGCCAACGACTCCAGCATGGCGTCATAGGACGCTATCAGCGACGTAGCGTCCGGCGCTAACTCGACTTCGTCTTGGTTGGTCTGCGTAGCTGTCAACAGCGATAGGAAGAACCGATACCATTCACGGCTAATCGCGCCTGACCGTTCGTCGATTAGGGCCACACGCGGCGGCGTTAGCTGTGTAGGATTGATCGGCGAATACGCCATTAGGCAGTCGTTCCGCTGAGCAGCAGTTCAGCGCCCATGATGTAAATCCGTACAGGGTCGGTGCCTGACACTTCGTAGACGCGGTCGCGTATCTTCATCGTCGCGCCAAGGCGGCGCCAAATGGTACGATAGCCAGAACGGCCAATACGGCCCATCGACTTCCAGTGTTCGCTGGACCATGTGTGGCCGCCGTCGTCCGACCAGCGCAGCATGGCTTGCGGATTGCTGCCTTGGCCGTTGTTTAGGCCCACGCCTGTCTCGCAGTCAAGCTGCATGGAGTGTTGGATAGTACGCGCAAGGTTGTTAGCGCCTGTCGGCAGCGCGCGCCATGACCGCAGCCATTTCTGCGGTGCGCCATCGTCAGCGTATACGTTCAGGTCGAATGAATAAATCTTGCCGTTTTGATAGTCGCCGACGACCGTAGTGGCGTTGAAGAACATCTGACTGCTGGCGCGGTGACGGTTAAACTCACCGTTAGCGAACGACGCCCGCTCATGCCATGCGCCAGTGGCGACATCATACACCCATGTGGTGTTGGCGGTGGGGAAGTTCAGAACGTAGAAGCTGTGGCCGTCCTGCTGATACGTGTAGCCGGTTGCGTCCGAAATGTCTGCATACTCTTGCATCTGCCATTCGATAGCGTGCGTAGACACGCGCTGGCCGATGTAGCCAGCGGCCCTGTAGACGATTCCTTGGCCGCGCGCGTCCTTGCCTAGCCAATAGACTTGGTTATCCATCTTGGCGATGCTGTAGGGCGCCGCGCAGCCTAGTTCGTTGAACGCGCCTTGGATACGCGTCAGCGGGAAGTCGAGCAGCCCTGCGTCGTACCAAACTTCGGTCGAGTTGGTGCCGAATACCCACACTTCGCGGTGGTCAACAAAAATTGCGACCACATTGTCGGGGTTGCCTTCGGCGCTGGCAAACTCCAGCGGGTCAATGCTAGTGCCGTCAAGCAGCGACGTTACCCAAATCTTTTGGCTGTTGGGTTCGTTGAACACAAAATAGCCGTCGATGTAGCCGACCGTGCCGGCGCCGGGGAAGTCAGGGTCGGTGATCTGCTGGAACACATCGGTGTTGGCGTTGTAGATGTAACCTAGCGGGTTAGCAGCTATGAATAGCTGCGTGCCGTTGTCAGCCATGCTGACAGGGCCAGTGCCGCCTACAGTGCCTTTGGCGACCGCGTTCCAGTTGCTGTCGATCTGATACAGCGTAGGGCCAGATACGGCATAGCCGTAGTCGCCATAGGTCCACAGCCCGCGGATAGGGCCAATGCCGATAGTCGCCAGCCGCGTGAGGCCGGGCGCGCGCTGAAGGAACGCTGGTTCCTTGCCGCCTTCAGGGACAATCTCAGGAAACAGGTTAACCATACGGTTGTCGGCGGCGTTGACGCTTCTAGCGACATACGCCGACCCAAGGATCGGCGTCTTCATTAGTAGTTCCCGGCGTAGATGTTGAACCGCTGACGTGAAGCAATCAGGCTGTACGGTACCGACATGATGTCATCAGGATTGTTGATGCGCTTGATGTTACGCTTCGACGACATCGCCAAACGGCGGACTTGCGATGAAGGCTCCGTGCCAAACTCAGGGGCCATTTCGCAGGCCAAGTTATAACGGAACGCACGCAGATAGCCGGGCGGGAAATGTAGTTGCGTTGCCAGCGTCGCAGGCTGCGTCAGTTCTTCAACCGAAATGAAATGCCATGTCAGGTCCGCTGTGGGGCGCGGATAGATAAACATTTCAATGTCAGGGTACGTCATGTTGACGAAAATAACTTGCGGAAATGTCGATGTGACGGACTTGACCGCGATACCGTTATACTGCTGCTGGTTGATAAATTTGATGCCGTAGCTGACGCCGGTGCCGGGCTGGACGAAGTACGTCGATTCATCAAGCAGGACAGGGCGGTTGCCGACGAAGTCGCCGGAAGGCCCAAGCGTGCGCGATATTTGCCCTGCGGGCCATGTGAATATTTGGTCTTGTGTTGCAAAGACGGACAGGCGCTCTGTGTTCCAGCTATCAATCATCTGGTTCATGGCGCGCAGTGCGTCTTGCGATGTCTCAGCCGATGGAACTTCGCCTTCTGCCAGAACGCCTAGCAGCCTAAGCGATCCGTTAATGATGTCCCCAGCCGTTTCCATTGGTTAGTCTTCCTGCGTTGTGCGGCGGCGACTATTGCGCGCCGGCATTTCGTTTACTGATGCCTTTGCAGGCTCTTCAGGATTATAGCGTTCCCAGCCGAAATCTTCATCATAAAACGCTTCTTCTTCTGAAATAGCGACTTTTGATCCGTGCTGCGGGTGGGCAAGATAGATAACGGCCATAGAAACTCCGTAAAATGGACGGCCCGAAAGCCGCCCACTATATTAGCTAATCGCCATAAATTGCCACTTGGAGCCGTCCGAGTAGAACAGCTTGCCGCGGCCAGTAGCGTTCGTCGTGATGCCGAGCGAACCTACAGGTACGGAAGTGGTTGTCGTGTTAGCGGTAATAGCAACGCTAAGGATGTAAACGCCAGCGTTAGCATTGGATGCTACCGCGCCGCTTGCGGCGGTTGAAACAACCGAACCTGACGATAACGAACCTACAACGGCAGCGCCGGTAACGGTAACGCTTTCAAACTCAGGGTCGGCGTAAGCAACGCCTACTGCTTTAGTATTAGGCATGATTGATCTCCTGAAAATGGGCGGCCCGAAGACCGCCCACAGCAATTATGTGATAGCCGCAAACTGCCATTTCGCGCCGTCCGAAACGAACAGCTTGCCAACGCCAGTTGCGTTTGTGGTCACGCCAATCGAACCGGCAACGGCTGTAGTGGTCGTGGTGTTTGCAGTTATTGCAGTGGTAAGGAAATAGATGCCTGCGCCCGACGTAGCAATAAGTGCTGGGCCGCCGAGCAGCTTGTCTGCATCAACGTTGCCATCTGAAACCTGATAGGCGGAACCGCCATTTGGTAATGCCATGATAAAAATCCTTTAAAAAAGTTGGCCCTCGGCGAACCGAGGGCCGTGATTAAATTAGCCCCACATCCGAACGGCCATTTGCGGACGGATCGTGCTGTAGCCATACAGAACGTCAATACGGCAAGGCATACGGTCGTTGTTGATGTCGTACTGACGAACAACGCGCAAGCTGATGCCATTGTGTACCTGACGCGAAGCCATGTCTACGCCCTGTGGGAGCAGAAGGTCGGCTGTTGCGAAGGTGATGGCGTCCTTGTGGTAGATGAGGTTCTGTGCGTACTGCGTGTTTGCAGCGCCGACGAACGTAGCCGCCTTGCTGTTTTGCGGCAGTACGTTGACAGTCGCCAAAGCGTGACCAGCCGAGTAGATCGGAGCAACCGTAACAGTCGCAGCGCCGCCAGCCGATGCCGTAACGCTTGCAAGCGCAACGAACTGGAACAACGAACCTGTGCTTTCACGGGTCTGTGGGTTGACAGCAAAGCAGTCAGCTACAGTGAACACGTCGCCAGCAAGAACCGTCCCTGCGTTGCCCAAACCGGTCAACGAGATCGAAGTTGCGCCTTCAGCCGTTACAGCAGCAGCAGTCGTACCGCTGGTACGCGTACCGGTGGTGAACTGCTTGATGGACTGCGACATGTTGATTTCTTCAAAACCAAGTACGCCTGTACCCATCATGCCGTTCTTGAACTGCTTGCTGACAGTGTCGGTTGGGTTGAAGAGGCCCTTCATGCCTTCGACCAAACCAGCGTTAGCGGCTGGGTTGACAGTGGCATAACGTGGCGACATTACGGCAGCATTTTCGTTGAGCTTCTGCTGTGCAGCAAGAAGAACAGCCGAAGTAGATGGCGTAGTGCCGGGCGTACCAACAGTGTTGCCGATGGTTGCATACGCATTTGCAACGTCAGCGTCGATGCTGGAAGCAAGCTGCGAGATACGTGGCTTGAGAACGCGCTCTGCGAAATCGTCAAGCTGCATGGTCAATTCAGCAGTTGTGAAGTTAACGCCGATGTGCTTCTGGTTGGCAACGGTCAGAGTTGTGAACTGCTCGTTGTCGTCCTGTACCTGAAGGGCTGCGCCATCAGTTACAAGTGCGCGGTCTGGAAGACGGATACGCAGGGTTGAGCCAATCTTGGCGCCTTCAACAGCAAAGCTGTCGTCGTACTGACGGTTTACGTTACGTGTAAGAACAAGGTTGTTTTCGAGAATCTCAAGCGCCTTGCGCGTGATCATGTCGATTGTTAAAATCGAGTTAGACATGGTAATAATCCTAAATTATCGGTTGCGTTGTGCCTCGTACTTCTTGATCTGCCGTTGCCGTTCTGCCTCAATCCAATCTGACGTACTCATGGACTTTACTGACCGTGGGTCTGTCGTATCAAATGTCGGCGCACCAGAGGTGCGGGCAGTGACAGGTGCAATCGGTGCCGGGGCGTTGGAGGTTTTCTTGAACGTAGGTTCGGCTGAAAGCCGCGCCTCGATCATACCAATTTCCCTAGCTTGCAAAATGGGGTCCATACGCGAGATACGCTGGGCGTCTTTTGTGTTGATGCCTAAGTGATAAATCACATCGGGACCAATATCGGACGCTTGTATTGCCATCGCCATCGCGTCGGTGATTGGAAGGTTGGGGTTATAGGCGACTTGTTCAAAGTCGTCATATTTGTCCCGCGCCGCCTCTTCACGTTCGTGATAAGACTCTAGCATTGCACGTTGCTGGCTGTCCTTTTCACGGCGTGCCAGCAGTTCTTCGGCTTTACGCTCGGCCAAAACCTCTGCGTAATCCTCATAAGTCTCAAATTGATCAGGGGTAATGTCGTGGATCGGCGGCTGCCGTGCCTGCATTTCCTCTGCTCTTTGAGCCTGTTCGCGTTCCCATTTACGCTGCTCTCTTGCGAGTCGTTTGCCTACAATGGCGTCCAAGTCTTCTTGTGTGAAGGTCTTGGGTGCTTCCTGCTCAGCAGACTGCTCTTCCGGCGTCGTGTTTTCTACAGGCTCGATTGCTGCCGTGGCTTCGAGTTCTGGCGCGGAGGCATCCGCTTCGGTAAAGACATTATCGTCCATGTTTAACCCTTAAAGAGTTCCTGATGAGCCGCATCAGTACGGTTGGTGGCTAGACTACATCATTTGATGCAGTCTGGCAATCTTGTTACGCTTCTACTTCTGGCAGTGCCAGTTTAGCTTGCCCCGCGGCTTTTGCTTCTTCATACGCAGCCACTACGTCAGCGGTGTGCGCGGCGGCGCAGACAGCCTGCACGCGTGCATCTTCGGCACTGTAGTCATCGCCGGGGGAAACAGTGTGACTGTGGAATACTTCGCTGATCTGTTCGCCGTCTTCGAGGATGGCGGTCTTTGTGCGGACGTGTACGCAACCATTTTGGACAACTTCGATAAGATCGACCAATACATTTTTCTCTAAAGCCATTTTTATTCTCCTGTTTCTAGCTCATCTATCGCGCTAGGTTTTCAAAATTCATATATCATTAAAATGAAGTGAAAATAGCCGCGTAGGCAATGCCCGACCCTGTGGCAGCAAAAGTGATTGTTACTTCTTGCGCTCCGGCGCTTCCAGCAACTGAACTGATAGCGTTCCCCGGCGTAGTAAATGCCGTGGAGTCTTGCGCTACTGCTGTTCGACTGCCGCTTGCTGCAACGGAACCTGACCACACCGAGTGCCATGCACCGCCAGCAGTGGCTTTAATAACCAATTTACCACCTAGCCATCCGCTAGGAAGCGTCAATACTACAGCCGCAGCAGAAGTTGTGTTGCCGCTATAAACAAGAGATACCGGCCAATAACCACCAGCAGTATTGATTGGTTGCTCTACAATGCAAGCAGTTACGGTAGACGCTGTGGTCGATACAAAAACCGTATGACCCGTGCTTCTGTAGTAGTTATTTTTAATGTTCAAAAATGAAGCTGTGACGCCAACAATGCTGATTAACGGTGTCGTTGTGCTAGTCGGCGTGAGCAAGTTGTTTTCGGCTACTGCATAGCTGACGTTACCGCCTGCAAAGCCAAATTGCATCCCTGCGACACTAAACCCAAAAGCGTTAGAATTGATTAAAACGCCGTTTGTGTCACCGCTAACTATCAGCGCAGTATCGCAATCGTCAGATACGTTTCCTGTGATTGTAATCTCAGACGCTGCGCCATTAATCCGGTTTGAATGGTATCCAGTTGTAGCGCCGTTAACCGTGTTACCGACCACAGAGGTGCGATTAGTGGTTTCTAGAAAAACACCTGTCAGGACGTTACCGATGGTGTTTCCGCATATCGTAATTAGTCCGTTATCAGGGCTTGTGTCTCCGTCATCGCCATAAACGTCGATCCCGTTATCAACGCACGTTGTGATACGATTGTTGTTGATAGTCATGAAAAGGCTATGCGCTACTTGGATGCCTATGTTTGTGCAGTCGCTAACAAATGTGTTTACGATGGAACACGCTGTGTGGGTTAACCCAGTTACAGGAACTAACTGAATACCCATTCCGTTTGAATTGAAGGAGTTAATTCCGTCAATGGTAACATTATAGGTGCAAGTCAGGTATATGTTGCTGGCCTGCGTGTTGGCAATCTGGTTAGCCTTATTGCCATCGACAGTGCCTTTGCCAACAATGGATGCTCCGGTTAGGCCTGTATCAAGCGATCTGATTGCGCCATAAAAAGCACCAACGCCGTAAGCGTTGTTTTTAACCTTCAGTGTGCCGTCAAGCTGAAGAACAACATTATCTTTTAAAACAATGCCCGCTACGCCGGTAGCTATGCCAGTTACAGTAACCGCGCCCAGCAGATAGGTTCCGCTTGGAACCACCACCACTCCACCGCCAGCAGTAAAGGCAGCGTCAATAGCTGCCTGAATAGCCGCTGTATCGTCCGCTACGCCGTTGCCAACAGCGCCGTAATCAACAACATTGAGCGGAGCGCCTTTAATCAGGGAGTAGGTAGCTTTGGTCAATGTCATGTTATGCCCCCAGAGGAGTGTAATAGATTGCGTATGTGATGAATGTGTTGGCAGCTACAGGCGTAATAACAATACCGCCGCCAGACGCAGCGACCGTTAATATTGGGTCAGCAGTTAAAATTGCTTTGCTGGGTGTGCCGATTGCAACAGTACCACCGCGCTTTACAAACGGGAGCGTGTATGTTGTCGAGCCTATACCGGGCTGTATTGCCGTGATGACAATAGTCCCCCCACGGGTATCGTCTGGAGTAACTGTCTGCGCCGTGCCTACGTTGTTAAATGAACCCGTCAGTACAGACTGAGAACCGCCGGTCAAAGCTGTCCCTACCGTGCTAAAGTTTAACGCAACTGATCCTGTTGAATTGGTAATGCCTTTGCCAGCAGTGCCGAGTACGAAGTTGCCGTTGCTGTTGGTAATATTGCCGTCGAAAAAGACTAAATTTGTGGTCGCCTTACCGAATATGACCTTACTGATGGTCATATTCGTGTCGATATTATCGGTAATGGTTGTAAAATACCCAGTATCAGCCGTATTTGGTAAAAGTTTAAGGGTTCTAGCGGCATAACCGCTGCCAGACACTTCAGCATCTGTAGCCGTCAATTTGGCCGTGTTTACGTTTCTACCCGCAGTCAAATCGGAAACAGCGACTTTAACTGTCGAACCGCTTTGAACAATCGGTAAAACTTCGCTTCCAGCAAGCGGTGTAGATGCTCCTGTTAAGGCAGAGATTTTTTTATCAGCCATGATCTAATCCTTATGTTTGGTTTCCGACAACAACACCGTCCGTATCAGAAGTTGGAGCGCCATTTTTAATCCGTAAATCGCCTGTTACGTCAACCCAGAGATGATACGCACCCAGTTTTAATTGGCCGGGGAAATCCCAGTTAGCGGCGAAAGCCTCATGGTTGTACGTTCCGTTTGGATCGGGCAGACCTTTATTGTGTAGGATATACGTTGTTCCAGACCCAGCCGTACCCGTCCAAGGCGTTGCGTTATCTTGAAATACGTTAAACGCCATGTTCAAGGCTACGTTGCTTGAACTAAAGCTGTTGATGCCTGTCGTGTTTGCAAAAACAACATTTCCAAGCAAAGATGTTTTTGTTGTTGTGTCTAAGCCAATACCTGTGGCGCAATAGCTGATCTGGTTTCCAGTGACAGTCACCCCAAGGGAGTCTAGGCCAACTACGGCAATCCCTTGTACGTCCTGCGAATAAATGCTGTTTCCACTAATAACTATTCCGTCACGAGTAGTGGCTTCAGAAACCGCCGGAGGAATGACAGCGACAGGGCCAACAATAACGCCGTATTCGCCATCTGCAATCGTGTTGCCAGTAACCGTAACGCGCTTTGGTTGTGATCCGCTATTAGGGTGCTGAAGAACGGAAATCCCATATTCATTTCCAAGAACAAAATTTCCTGTGATAACGGCATTTTTTGCGCCAGCAGCATCAATGCCCGGTGCGTACCAATTTCCGCTAATCTTTTGACGCTTGACGTAGTTGCCGACGCAAGTTGTGCCGAGGGTGTCCGTAAAGCCAATCCCAGAGTCATAGGAGTTGTAAACAATATTACCTTCAATCACGTTGTCGATAGACCCCGTGGTGATCGTCATTCCGTCCCATTGGCGCGTAGTGTTGATGGTGTTACGAAGATATTTGCAGCGAACAGAGTTAAAAATTAAAAAGCCAAAACCAGCAGCATTGTACAAGGTAACGCCGGATATTTCGCTATCGCTAATATGCGTTATGTATATGCCGTTGCTGCCTGTTTGCGCGGTCAAATCGGCGTAAAAATTACTAAGCGTTATGTTAGATAGGCTTGGGTCGTTTGAGAAAAATAAATCGTCAGAAATTATTTTGGCTATAAATTTAGATGTATTTCCAACCCCGCGAATTGAAACTTTATCGCGCAGAATTAACTTTCCAGACAGATAGCTTCCAGCCGGAACAAATACTTCGCCCCCGCCAGCACTTTCAACATAGTCTAATGCAGCCTGAATAGCAGCCGTATCATCAGCCGCACCATCGCCAACAGCACCAAAGTCCATAACCGAAACATATTGGGCCAGTTTGGCCTCTACGTTAGTAGCTACGCTACCTGTAAACGGCGGTTCATAGCTGACAATAGACGCGTCCACAGCGCCTGTAGTTGTCTGGATTGCGGTCGTAAACTTTACTTCGCCGCCGACGTGTACGCCAGACGTAAACGTGACAGTGTTGCCGTCTGTCTCCAGATAGCTGTCGCCGACATACTGGTTGACGCCGTCGATGTAGACGGTCAGCGAGTTCGTGCCGGGCGCGTAGGTAATCGTCGAAAGGTTAAACACAGTCTGGCCGGCTGTAGCCGTGATGACTTCTTCCTGCACCGTGTAGTTGATGAAGTTCGAGTTGACGCCTGTGATGTTGTCGTATGTACCAAGCAGAATGCCTGTCGCTGTTTCGATGACAAACTTATATACCAGACCGTCAGTCAGCCAAATCTCACCGCCCGGTACACGGCCTGCGCTGTCCAATATGATAGGGTTTGCGTGCGGCGTAGTACCAGACGCGCTGGTGTAGGATGTCTGCGGCGTAGTCGTGCCGGCTGCATAGGTAAAAATCTTACCGCCAGACAGAATGACGCCGTTATTATCGAAAAACTGCGCTGCAAAGCCGCCGATGGGTGAAGGGGTTACTGACATCTAATTACTCCAGCAGCAACAATCCGCCGTCCTCTTGGACGAGGTTGTCACCATTTTCAGTTTCAAGATTACCTTGCGCTTGATCGGGACCATAGCCCGAAAAGAACGAGATAATGCTTCCCAGACCCAAAGCCACACCGTTACGAAGAGCGCCGCCGAAGCCCATGTATCAGTTCCGGTTAATCGGCTTGGCGTACACCGTACCGCCTGTGGACACCTGAATGGCGCTCACACGCCAAGGCGAGCCGTTCGTGTTGACAGTCAGCACAAAAGGAATTGGCGTAAATGGCGGGATTGGCGTGCTGGCGGTCGTAGCGACAGCGCCAACACCTACTTCGACGTAGCAAGCCTGATCCGACCAGACCACAACGCCCTGCGCGCCGGGAGGCCATGTGGATGTGTTACCAGCAGTGCCGGTATACGCCACGCTGTATGCAGGATAATCAGCTTTGCTTAGTGGGTTTAAGAGTTCCATAGCGCGTCCTTATGCGAGAAATTTCAGTTTATACAGCGTGCTGTAATACAGGCCAAAAATCTCGTCGATAATGTTTTGGATTGGGGTGCAATCCTTATCGACGACTTTATACCGCATTTCCATCAGTTCGTCTACTTGACCTTCAAGAAACTCGACAATGTTGTTGGTTTTCTTAGCCGACATCAGCGAAATAGGGCCGATGAGGCCATATTTGCCCTGATAAGCTTCCGCGTATTTGTCCGCCAAATCAATGATTTCGCTGTAAAACTTCCGCAACGCTTTGTGCTTTGCGTAGCTGCGTGTGTTCAAATGCGTCGAGTGTGCCACGTCACGCGCAAGAAACAATGTACCTACAAAATCAGCGCAACTCATTACATCATTCCTTCAGGGGCTTGTTCAGGCATTTCCATCGGCATCTCAGGCTGTTCGCCCATCTCTGGGGCTTGCTGCATCTGTTCGTCCATCTGCGGTACTTCGCGCATTTCAGGTGAACCGCCGATCAAGTCGCCTGTATCCAGCGCGCCTGCAATCGTACCCATGACAATATCCTGAATTTGCTCAGGTGTCATGCTATTTTGTACAGCAGAGATACGCTTGGTTTCAGCTTCGTAAGCCTGCACTTCAGCCTTGTACCTGTCGATGGCGATTTTCTGCTGTTCTGCGCTATCTTGGATGTTCTCCATGATGTCAGAGACGCGGTTGAGTTCTTGTGATAGAGCCTCAATCTGTTGCTTGGCTGCCATGACTTCAGGCGATTGGTCGCCTTCTTCCAAGACTTTCGGATCAAGGATTTTCTTAAACCGCTTCGCCATTTCCTGCGCTCCGGGCCAATCCATGTTCTTGATGAACAAATCGCCGGCCACAGTCCAAAGCTGCGGGTTGGATTGCAGAATCATCGACATGGCGTCGAGTGCCTCTTGACGCTTAGTCATGTAGCCGGGGCCAGTAGTGACCATAACGTCGTATGTGCCGATTGACGGGTTGTAGATTTTCTCAATCAGACCGCCATTTTGGTCACGAATTTCCTTGACAGGCTCTTGCTGCATAGGGTCCATTTTAACCATGCTAACTTCGCCATCAACGCCGATGATGCGCGCGATGCGCTGTGTGTCGTAAATCTTAGGGATAATATCGACAAGCTGGCGGGTGATGTGACGGATCGCACGGGCAAGGTTGTCAACATAGTGGTACGTGCCGACATCACCCTGCTTTTCGCGTGCGGTGATGGCTTTTGCAGACCGTTCGTTGCCCTGCGCGCCCAGTGAGGCGTCATACTGGCCGGTGGTGGACTTAATATCCTCACCAGCGCCCATTTTAGCCTGTATCAGCCCTGTTTGGGGCAGCGGGGGTGCTGCACGCTGCGGAAGCGGTAATACGTTCCCAGCGCCGTCTGTAACGTCTGGATTGACTTCCAGATACGGCCAGTTGGTCGTGTTGGCAGTCTTCCACTGGTTCTCATAGCCCTCGAACTGACCGCCATAGGCAATAAAGGGTGCTTTTGGCGCCAGCGCCAGCATTTCTGCCTCTTGGCTGGTCCAGTAGTTGTACATACGCTGTGCGTCTTTGGCGTTACGCACCAGACCAGATACGTAAATCTGCCCTTGCACTTCAAATTCGTTACCTACGACGCGCACGACAGGTATCCAACTGCCCGGCCATTCGCGCTCGTCCAGCACGTCATAGCCATTGGTTTTCATCCACATGACTTTTTTGCGGTCTACTTCGCGGCTGCGGATCGGCTTGCCGTACATGGCGCGCAGTTGCTTATCCATGTCGGTGTTTTTGAACGCAGAGACGTTGTCTTGGTACAGGTTTAGCGTTTCGCGCTTGCGCTTGTAGTAGAAATACTCCGCAACGCGGATAGTGTCTTCGTCAAGCCATGCCGACATGCTTTCATCGCCGACAGCGGTTGACAGGATCGACGAGATGGGTGTCGCATCTGGAAACTCGCGCTCATACTCGTCTTTAGTCATGTCCTGTGTGACAAAGCACCATTCAGCGTCTGCGCCGCATGGGTCTTGGATCGTAGGGTCCATGTAGACGCTAAACGAGTTGCGGACGCGCATAATCCGCACGTCTTGGTCGAAAGTCTCTTCGTTGCAGTATTCCGTAATGAGACGGATATAGCCTTCACCGTAGGTGACTTGGTTATCACAGGCTGTGTCGTAGGCTACGTCAGCGTCGGACATATACTCGATATGCCGCACGACGCCGTCAAAGATCGCTGCCACTTCAATGTCAGCGTTATCATCGACAGGGATTACCTTACCGGCAGGGCGGTTTTGACGCTGTTCGTTCGTTACCTGACGGACGTGCTGCGGCAATTTGTTAATTGTCAAGCAGGGACGTGCGTTAATTGTCTGGCCTTGCACCGCACCGCGGGTCGCCAACACGTCGGCAGGCCACTGCCACTGGTTGTCAGGGCTGCCGGCCATGAACCGTAGGTCGTCCAGTTCGTCTTCACGGCTGTCCGAATAGGCTGCCATCGACATCTGTAGCCGATGGCGCATGGTTGCCATTGTATCAGGGTCACCGCGAGTGTTCGCTGGATCGCTACCGATGTCAGCTACGTCGCCTACTTTGTTAATACCTGTCGGATCAGCCATTGTGGTTACTTTTTACCTTTTTTAGCGGATTCACGCTTCACGCTGTACGCGATTGCGACCGCCTGTTTGACAGGTTTTCCGGCGTTTACCTCGGCCTTGATGTTCTTGCGGAACGCGGCTTTGCTGGGCGACTTGACCAGAGGCACTTTATTTCTTCTTTGTTGGCGTTGGCTTCATCGACACGGTCGTGCGGATGACTTGCACTGGCTTGGCGGTCTTCATTCTTTCAGGTGGGCGCGTTGTGCCTTCCTTAGCTACACGCTCCATAGCTGCGCGTGCGCGTGCTGGGTCGCGGTTAGCCATTGCAGCCTTTTCAGCCTTTACAGTGCCTGTCTTATACAGGGCTTTGGTGTATTTATTAGCTGGCATTTACTTACCCTTCTTAGCTGGTTTGGCTGTTTTGGCGCTTTCTTTGAAAGCCTTGGCTGTGGGGGCGCCCTTAGCGCCCGGTTTACGCATTTTTTCGCCTGATCCAGCGGCGATCCGCTCTTTCTTGGCGTTGATGTTGGCATATAGACCCTTTTTCATGGGCATTTCCACCTTTTCAAACTAGCTTTGGCGCGTTCACCGTCTTTTGCCTTAGCGGCTACCGCGCCCATGCGCGCACAAAATGATGCCTTGCGTCCTGCGTCAGCCTTTGTCTTCGGATTGGGCGCTGGCGCCTTCAATTTGCTGCCTGTTGCAGCGTTATATTTCGCTCTACCAGCGGCTGTCAGGCCCGCACCCTTTGACACAGGCAACTTCTCACCTCTGCCAACGGACAACGAAACTGATTTTTTCTTGTCTGCCACTAGCTGCCCATCCAAGATGTAGAATATCCAGCGGGAGAATACCCGCTTGAGGAGCGTCTGTCAACGCGTCCTTGTCGTGGGTCTTTAGATGCCACAGGAAAGGCAAATGTCACCGCTATGGCGTCCGCTGCGTCAGGCGACGCCAGCCCGCGCGACTTCATGTCCTTCTTACTTTCGAGGAACAGCGTTCCTTTACTATCCGGCTTGGTGCGCGGGCTGATGAGGTCTGTCTTCAGGAACCTGTCGTTGGGTATATGGCCTGTGCGTAGCCAATCCCGCATGGCGCCCCACATCTCTGCGCGCTTGTTACCCCACATGATCTGGTTCTTGGCCTTATTGCCGAAGTTCACGCCGCGTATCTTGTACCGCTGTTCCTTTAAGCGATCCACGACGCCTGCGCCTAGCCCGCCTTCGTCGATGCAGACCAGTGCAGGCTTAAACTGCTCTATGGCGTCGATGACGTAGCCGGCCACTTCCATCGTGTCCGCGCCGCGGTGTCGCCGCAACTCCAAGATGTCACGGCCCTGCCGTATGGCGATGACGGTGGCGTCCGCCCCAAAGCGTGCTGGGTCCACACCTATGACGATAGGCGCGCTGTCGTCCTTGATGGGTGGGCGCTTCATAGCGTCATCGACCAGATTGCTGCCGATGAACTGATCGTCACCTTCTGACGGGAAGTTACCGTAGACTTCAACGCTGGCTTGGTAGCTGTCTGGCCCGTACTCGTCGATGATGCGCTGATACAGGTTTTTGTCTGTACCCTCGACATCGCGGGCGTCGATGACGCGTGTCTGCCAGAACGCCCGCTTGCTGTGGAACGTCTCGTAGAAATAGCCAGTGTTGCGCCGCGGGTTGGAGAACGCCAGATGAAAGCGGTGCGGCGTATTCTCTGTGAAGAAACCATCCGATACGGACCAGATGCTGTCTGGAATACCGCTGGCTTCGTCGAAGATCAGCATCACACCGTCGAAGTTGTGGACCCCTGCGTATGCGTCAGGGTTCTCTTCAGACCACAGCCGGCCTTCGACGGACCAGTAGCGCGTGCCTTTCTTCAGGTCACGCTCGACCAGTTCCGTCAGCCACTTGGCTGGCATGATGCGTGTGGCAGCTATCTCGAACCAGTGACTGTTCAACGACATCGCCAGCCACTTGGTAATTTCTGCCCATGTTACCGACCGTAACTGCGCTTCGGAGTTTGCCGACACGATTGTAGTGCTGCCGATGCGTGAGGACAGCATCCAGATGGTGAGCCATGAGACTAGGGCTGACTTACCGATACCGCGTCCTGACGCAATCGCCAGCCGCGCTGTGTCGAAGTCAACCTTGCCGTTGTTCGCCTTGATGTGATCGCGCAGGTCTGAGAGTATCTGGCGCTGCCATTTGCGCGGTCCGGGGAAATGTTCCAGCGGTGTGCCTGCTTGGCCCCACGGGAATGTATACAGCACAAATGCTAGGGGGTCATCCTTCAGGCTGGGCGACCACAGCCGCGCCATCAACTCCATCTCGTCTTGCGCTGAATATATCGGCTGCTGCATGTGTGTTATCCTCTAGGCGGGGCGTCACGTCAGTGTACAGCCCTTCGATGACGCGCGACTGTGCTTTTTCCAGCGCGCCTGTAATGCTTATCTGTTGGTCGATGTTTACGTCGATCTGCTGCTTGGCTACCCAACCATGCTGATGCTTTAGTATCTCCAGCGCAGCCTTGCTGTCGCCATCGCGCGCCGCTTCGTACATGGTCTTGGCCGCGGTGTACTCGCCGTCGCTGCGACCTTTGATCTCAGCCATCTCGACCAGCGGGTCTGCGTCGGCCAGCACGCGGAACTGACGCGGGGTCAATCCAGCGGCCATCGCCAGACTGTCACCCTTCAGGCCGTAGCGGGCAGCTTCATATATCGCCTCTAGCCGCGACTCGGTGGCTTGCGTCCGCTCTGGTGTAAATGGCAGTGAGTAAAATGTCATTGGGCGTACTATAGTGTGTTGCAAACCATATTGCAAAAAAAATAAAAATTGTTTGCGTACCGTGCCCGTGACAGTCACGCGGCGCTCGGCCCTCCCACCCCCACCCCCCTGCTCGACGCGTTCTGGCTTTGTTCTATGTGCTAGATTCTGGGTTGGCCTTTCCCTTTACGTCAACGTCAACGTAGCGAAAAAACACATTGCTGGCTGGCTATGCTGCGGTGCAACATTTTGCATGGGCGTTCTAGGCTATGCGATTGCATGTCATGACTGCGTAAATCATGACGCCATGACTGCGTAAGTCATGACCGATTTGCGTAGTCATGACTGCGTGGTCATGACAGGGAAAGTTTACAATTGTTAAACATCTAGGCGATCTAGGCAATCGATTTGGGAGTCGTTCTCTAGAAAGTTATATTTTAACCATATAGGTTAATTATATACTTTTCTCAAACTGACTTAACATTCCATAGCCTAGATAGCCTAGAATCCTCGCTGACACGCATAAATCCTTGACTTTTTCCTAGGCTATTTAGGGTGAAAACATAGCCTAACAAATGACTATTTCGCCTAACTTTTCACCTAACAATTTTCGCGCCAAATATCGCCTGGCAAAAATAGTCATTAGTTAGGCAAAAGTTAGGCTATGTTTTTTTCCAAATGACCTAGAAATGAACACATAAAAATCTGTGGATAACTTTTTTACTGCAACACATTTTTATGCTTGTAACTACCCTCAAACTATGCGACAGACGATCTGCAACACAATATGGAGCAACACATTATGAACACCGACAACCGCAAGATTGATATTTATTTACTCAACCGCACGCACAAGTGCTGGCAATATGAGTGCAGCACAACATGGTCAAAAACCTGTCGTGATGCCAAGGCGTCATTTTTGCGCCGTCATGACTATCTTGACGCCGGACAAGTTCGCGCTCGTTTCGCATAACATCAATCAATAGGAGTGAGAAACTATGACAGACATTAACCTATACGCGCTGATTGATCCGCGCGACGGCGAAGTGGAAGCCTATGTAGAGGGCCGCGATAAAGCCAAAGAATACGCGCATTTCTTAGAGACAAGCGCCGCGCATCCTTATCGCGCATATAATGTGCGCTTTAAGATCGTGCGCGTCAAAGCCGCCTAACACCATATTAGCCGCGCGGCTAACCGTCGCGCGGCATTTATGGCGCTAGTGCCAACGACAGTAAAATAAAGGACAGTAAAATGACTAACGAAACTATTATCACCGTATCGACCGATCTATTGCGTGCTGCGCTTATCTGCGCTTCAACAGAACAAGCCCGCTATTATCTCAATGGCGTTTATGTGGATCCTACAGGCTATGTCGTATCGACCGACGGTCACCGACTATTCTGTGGCAAGATCGACGTTAGCGATCTGCCCGAATTTAAAGGTTGGATTATCCCTAGCGACGTTATCAAGCGCGCGCTGACAGGATATAAAAACAAAACGATCGACATAAGCCCTAATCGTTGCGGCGACATGTCCTGTCAGTCAGTAGACGGCACTTTCCCCGACTGGCGGCGCGTTATTCCAACCGGCGATCTGTCCGGCGAAGTTGCACAATTCAATCCTGCTTATGTTGCGGACATGGGCAAGATCGGCAAGCTGCTAGGTGGTAAGAGTTCGTTAGAAGCGCATTTGCACCATAACGGACAATCACCGGCTGGCGTTACCTTCCCGCTCTATCCAAGCGCATTTGCTGTGCTGATGCCTATACGGTCGAGCCATACGGCGCCTGATACAGCATGGCAGGACGCGATCGCCGCCTAGCACCATATTAGCCGCGCGGCTAACCGTCGCGCGGCATTTATGGCGCTAGTGCCTACAACAGTAAAGGACAGTAAAATGACAACGCAAACATTACACTTGATAGACGAATATCTGACACAAGGCGGCTACACGCCCGGCATCGACGCTGAAACACTGGAAAGCGAAGCGAACCTAGTTGATGCTGCGCCTAAATTGTTGGCTGCGCTGGAAGCATTTGAATTGTGGGCCGGCGCGCTCGCAAATGCCGGTGAGATGACGCCTGACGCATGGGTTGAGTTGGACAAGGTGCATCACAAAGCCTGCGCTGCACTTAATCAAGCACAAGGACGCTGACATGATCGCCCACATCATCATCAACGCATTCTTTTGGGGCGTCTTAGCCCTATCAATCTACGCAATCATTAAAACAGTGAGGGAAGCATAACATGACATGGACAATCGACGGCAGCCTTGCGCTGCAAAATCTGGACGTCATCGACGGCAATGGACGTATCTGCCTAATCGAGTGCTACGATGACCGCCGGAGCGACGAGGAATTAATGGCGAACGCTAGGCTAATTGCCGCCGCGCCGCAAATGCGGACGGCGCTGGATAGCATGGTGCTAAACTACGCGCAGAGCGGACGGGTGACGGATGAATTTGTGCGCGATGTTGCGCGGATGCTGTTGGAGATAGACGCATGACAGAAGACCGCAACTATCTACGGATGTTATCGGACAGCGAACTAGTCCGCACGGCATTAGACCGCAATCACGAACTGGCAGTTGTGCTGGCAGAGCGCCTAGCCGAACTGTTGGACGTTGAAGACCAACTAGAGGCCGCGCAAGACGAGATACGCGAATTGACCGCAAGCCGCGACCACTGGCAAGCTGAAGCCGATATGCTGCAAGCGCAACTAGAGGCCAAATGATTGCGGTTCTAGCTGGAGCCGCTCTATTCCTATTGACCCTATTATTAGAGGATTGACCAATGAACAAATACCAAATTGTAATTGTGCTAATGTTAGCCGCGCAACTGTTCACCGCCTTTCTGTTGTGGGAAGCCGTCAAGCATGGCGACAAATGGAAAGCCATGTGGACACGCGACACATCGGAACTGCTATTCTGGAAGCGCAACGGCATCCTGCGCGATCCGCTGACAGGCAAATACCGCAAGCGGGACAAAAGCTGATGGATTACGCCATACGCAAGCAAATAAAGCATCTGTGCAGCTACATCAGCGACAGAAGCGCCGTCCTGCAACACATCAACCGCGAACACAACCTACGCCTGACGCTGCGCGACATAGAGGATATAGACGAAGCCACATCACGCCACCGCGCACGGCGGACAGACCTTGAGGCTATGATACCATCGCCGCTGATTGTGACGCACAAGCACAAGGGGCACGACCCGCTGGCCTTGGCGCTGTTCAAATACCATGCGGCGCGGACGTTCGGCCCTGAGCAAGTCTATTGGCTGGACAGGCTGAACGACCGCAAGCCGAAGCCCACCACTACAATCGAACTGTAAAGGACAGATACATGATTAAACCACAACAAGCCGCGCCTATGGGGCGCAAACATCGCGTGTCATCCGACAGCGCATGGCCGCTGCGCGGACTAGACGGCAAGACATTCGCGGAACGCCGCGCGATGCGTGAAAAGGAGCAAAGCAAATGCCTAGACCAATGACATACCCAATAGGAACGCTGGAAGTCGGCGAGAACGCCACCATGCCAGCCACCAAGAAGGGTGATGCCAAGCGCACCAGCCGCAACGTGAGCCAATACGGCATCCGTAACGGCAAGTGTTTTAAGTGCCGCACTGTGGGCGGCGTAACCTTCATAACTAGATGGATGTGAGCAAATGAAAGCCACAGAACGCCAAGTGACACATGAAACGCTTGCTAAGTTAGGTATGCCGTATGCCCTTGTCTGCGAATATCGCGGCGGACACGACGCGCGCAAGTTTACGCTGTTTGACGGATTTAATACGCAGCATGAAGCCGAAAGCGAAGGCAGACGGATTGAAGCAGCTAAACCCTTCGCAGACGGCAACGGCGGGAAGCGCGGCTATGCCGATTTGAAATGGCGTGTGGAAGTGTTGCACGACACAGAAGGGCAGAGCAAATGACCAATATAAACGAATGGGGCGCAGTCATGCGTTTAGCCAGACGCGCTGCGCTGTTGGCTGGCGAAGAACAGCGCCGCCTTGGGCGTGTGACGGAGCAAGAGGACAGCAGCATCATGCTGTATACCGACGACCCGACAACTGCGGGGCTGTTCGCCCGCAATTCCGACATGGCTGCAATGTGCAAGACCAGCGGCATTGAAGGCGTGTGCATCGTCATGGGCGACAAGTTTCCGCCAGCAGCGCATGAAGCCGAGCGCCCCGACCCTGAACTGCCGCGCGTTGCTGCGATGTGGTTCCCCGCCAATGGCGACAAATGCCCCCGCTGCCGCCTGTTCAGGCGCACGACAGGCGAAATATGCAACCCATGCGAAAGGAGACTAGCAGCATGACAGACTATGATGATGAGGACGACGAATTGGCACTGCCCGAACGATATATCGAACGCGCAAGCGAAACCTTAGCCTACCGCCTGATGGAATATCTTGAGATGCTTGGCGTCATAGGCAAAGACCATGTAAGCTATCTGCGCTATCCGCCCATCGAATTGATCGAAGACGCCGAAAAGGCGCTGAAAGACGAATAAAATGCCAATAGTAAAACGGACTAGCCGCATCTGGACGCCTGAAATGGACGCAGAGTTGATGAGCTATTATGAACACGGCTTACGGCCAGCCTACATGGCGGAGCAAATGGGGCTAACGATTGCGTCCGTAGAAGGCCGATACCATAAATTAAAAAGGGCGGCGAAAGCAGACAATAAAAAGCCCCCTGCGGAGTGAGGACGCAGGGGGCTTAAAAAGGTCAGCGGAGCATTGCCAACCCTATCCATATATCATTGCAACCAAATGGTTGTCAATTCTTGCCTATCGACGGCATGATGCTCGACTTAGGCAAATCTTCTGCCATGCGGCGCAACTCTGATTTGTTCCCTTTTTTCACGTCTGGCGCGACAAAGATATGTTTCTTGGTCACGTATTCAGTCGAACCGATCCGGCCCATGTCAACCCAGCCAGCTTCTTTGAGCGCATGAAGCAGCGCCGCCTGTGGTATCTTGACGCCAGCAGGGACGTTAATCGCCAGCGCGTCACAGATGCGGTGGAAAGGCCCACCAATGACACCATTAGCAAACACACCAGCCCTTTCGCGCATCATGTCCACCAGATAGCTTTCCGCGACGCTCATGCCATGCTCGACCATGTTCAGCTTCCATTCGGTCACTGGCGGTGCAGCCGCAGGGTTGAACGCAGACACGTCGCGCTGATGCAGCCAAGCGGCGCACTTCTCATAGCCGCCGCTTTCATACCAGCCCCACAGCTTTTTGGCTGCGGTCGGCGTCATACGCGGCGCGCGCGTCCACACGCAGAACCAGCGGCGGTCTTGCGTCGGCAGCGTGATAGGCAGCGGATCGTTCGTGTAGGCAATCACCATCAGGCGGTTGACCAAGTCGTAGGGGTGCATACCCTTGCGGTTGACCGACAGCGTTTCAGGCGGTGCAGCGATAAGCGGCTTTAGCTTGTTAGCCATCGCCCGGCGTTCGCGTGCCTCTGGCTCCTTCAACTCGTTCAGGATGACAACTTCAGCCTCAAGCGCATAACCCCACTGGCTGTCCAACCCGCCAGCCTCAATGACTGACCTGTTGCGCCAGTGCTTGCCGCCAAGCGCCCACAGGAACGGCTGGAACATACTGTCCTTACCAGCGCCTTCATCGCCGCCAATCAGGATGGCATGGTTAATCTTGACGCTAGGGTGCTGTATCTTGAACGCCATAGCGTCAAGGATGTGGTCTAACTCGACATCATCCGCCACCAGACTGCGGCAATGCTCTAGCCAAGGCTCAACGTCATGGTCTGCAATCTTGTCGCTGCCCGACACATCAGGCCGTCCGTCTGTCCAGCGATTGCCGTAGACAAGCCCGTCACGCGTCACCAGCACGTCATCGCCAGCGGCGAACGTCAC